CGTTCTTTTACGTTCAGATTGCCACAGCGGGCGATGAAGTCGAGATATACAAGGCGACCAATTCGGCTGTGACGTATGAGAGCGCTGCGCGGTCTGACGATATGGTCGTGACTACGGCTGCTGCTTATTTTGGCCCTCGCCGGACATATACGATTGCTGGTGTTATCGCCGGGCTTCTTCGTGAAGAAAGCAGGACATGGGTCGCGCTTTGGAACCGCGATTTTACGAACGCGGTGTGGACGAAGACCAGCGTAACGGCAGCGCTTGATCAGACGGGCATTGATGGCCGGTCTAATGTGGCGTCCTCACTCACGGCATCGGGCGCAAATGGAACCGTTCTACAGTCAGTTGTCCTTGGCTCATCGCAAAGGGCAACGTCGGCTTATGTGAAGCGGCTTGTCGGGTCTGGCGCTATTTCCATGACGACCGACGGCGGCGCGACATGGACCGATGTTACGGCCCAGATCGGCGCTTCCTATGCGCGTGTGACCATCCCGGCGCAGACGCTGGCGAACCCCAGCTTCGGGTTCAAAATTGCGACTTCCGGCGACTCCATCGCTGTTGATCTATTTGGTAATGAGAATGGTGCTGGTCCGACGACAGCGCTTTATGTAGGGGCTGCTGCGGTCACACGAGCGAATGAAAGCATCCAGTTTATTGGCCCAGCCCTTGCAGCCCTTCAAGGCGCGGCGTGGACGGTGTTTGTTGAGACTTCTGCGCTTCCTGCAATCGCCGTGGGCTCGACCGGCATCCTTGGCCTGAACGCATCGCAGACCGTGCTTTACACGGGCAACGTGTCGCAGCTTGCTTCCTATAACGGAGCGGTCGGCAGGACAGCGACGGTTGGCGCAAGCGGAAATTATACAACGGGTGCGGTTCGATCTGCGGTGGCGACTGACGCCAGCGGCAGAACCATTGTAGCGAATGGTGGCACTGTCTCGACAGACGGCAACAAGGCGGCTCCGACAGCAGTTACGTCTGCCGACCTCGGCGCGGTGAATGGCGGCACCTTCCCGATCAATGGGCCGGTCAAATCCTTCGCCATCTACAACCAGCGTCTTCCTGACGCCACGCTGCAAGCCAAGAGCGTGGTGGGGGCGAGCTACGCCGCCAACGACAACGGCATCCGCTACGCCTTCGCCGACAATGACAATCTGCCGATCCACTGGAGGGTTGCGCTGTGATTCGTATCCTTGCTCTTCTGACCCTCTGCACCCTTTCGCTGCCAGCACGTGCAACCGAAATCCTGATCAACTACCCGTCCAAAGCCGCGCTGGTCCAACTCGCGACAGCGCTTGGCTATTATGATGCGACCGTCAAGGCCATCGTGGCACAGGCTCGTGTCGATGCTGGTGGTGATTACTTCTTCAACAACGTCGGTCAGTTTGTTGCTGTCCCCGCTGTGATCGACCCCGTGACCCGGGTTGAAACTTCGCCTGCTGTCATGGCCCCCGGTCTCTGGGCTCGCCTTCGCCACAACGCCGACCCGACAAGCCTCGCCGCGAAGATCGCGCAATCTGCAACCGCAGTGAGTGCACTTGGTATTCTCGTTTATCGTCGCTTGCCTCTCGGTCCTAAAGACGAAGCCGGCAATCCAACTCTATGCTGGTCTGCCGATAACCTGACCTGCGGCCCATCCTACCTTGACCTGATCGGTGTGATCGCCTGATGGATGACAAACTTCTCCAGTTTCTCGCAGCCACAAAAGGCGACCCTCTCGCCTTCACCATGGGTGCCTACCCTTGGGGCGAGCCTGGGACTGTGCTTGAGAAGTCTGACGGCCCTGAGGAATGGGCCTGCGATCTTATGAACCGCATCCGCGATGGCCTAATCAATCTCAACGAAGCTATTCAAGAAGCCGTCGCATCTGGCCACGGTATTGCCAAATCCGCAACCGTTGCACAGATAACCATGTGGGCATTCTGCACTCTCCCCGATACCCGCGGAGTCATCACCGCCAATACCGAAACCCAGCTTAAAACCAAGACCTGGGCCGAACTCGGCAAATGGTTCAACCTCTGCTTCTTCGCCCGGGAACACTTTACCCTAACCGCCACCGGCCTGTTTTCCAAAGACCCCAATCGCGAGCGCACTTGGCGCATCGACATGATCCCGTGGTCTGAGAAGAACCCAGCAGCCTTTGCCGGCCTTCATAATAAAGGCAAGCGTCTGCTGTTGATCTTCGATGAGGCTTCCGAAATCCCAGACATTATTTGGGAAACTGCAGAAGGCGCATTGACTGATGCTGACACAGAAATCATTTGGCTCGCCTTTGGCAACCCGACTCGAAACATCGGCCGATTTAAGGAATGTTTTCCTGGGGGTAAGTTTGCCAATCAATGGCATCACCTCCAGATCGATTCTCGTACCGTCCGAATCACTAACAAGAAACGCCTGCAAGGATGGATTGACGCTTATGGAGTTGACTCAGACTTTGTTCGTGTGCGTGTTCTAGGACAGTTCCCACGAAAAGGCTTGATGGAATTCTTCTCCGCAGCCCAGATCGACGAAGCCATGGCCCGGGATGTTTTCGTGGATCGCCACGAACCCCTAGCCCTTGGCGTTGACGTTGCCCGCTTCGGCATGAACGCGTCAGTGATCTTCCCGCGCAAAGGCCGCGATGCACGTTCGATCGAACGCAAACGCTACAATGGATTCTCCACCACTCAGCTTGCTGACGAGGTCGCTGCGATCAACGAACAACTCCATGCCGATGGTATCATGATCGATGGTGGTGGTGTTGGCGGTGGTGTGGTCGACCAAGTCCGCGCCAAGCGAATGTTCTGCTACGAAGTCCAATTCGGCGGCAAAGACATTATCCACAACACCATCTGGGGCAACACTGGCGAACGCTATGCCAACAACCGATCCGCTATGTACGGAGCTTGCCGCGCTTGGGTTGCCACAGGGGCCCTCCCTAATGACCCAGAACTTCGTCGCCAGATGCTCGCCATTAAATATACCTACAACAACAAAGATGAAATCATTCTTGAACGCAAAGAAGACCTTGTCGATGAAGACGGCAACGGCATATCCCTCGATGATATCGACGCGTTAGTCTTGACTTTCTCCCATCCTCTGGCACGATCAGCAAGAGCAGGTGGGGAACATTTCCAAGACAACCTTGTCACCAGCGAATACGATCCGTATTCCCCAGATCGCATGCAAGCATAGGAGTCTCCCATGGCAAGTGCATTCAAAGCAATCGGCAAGTTTATGTTTGGCAGTGGCGGAAACCAGCAGCCCGCAGCGCCTCCGGCTCAGCCTGCCCCGGCACAGAACCCAACTGGCACACCCAACACCAACAAGCCCACTGCCCAGCCGACGTTCCTTTCATCGGCCGCGGCTGCACCTTCGGCTGGCGCAACGGCTGGCGGCAAGACCCTGCTCGGGAGCTAATCCATGGCTATCGTTGTACCTTTCGGCAAAGCTCCTGCTCAGCGCCTGCCAATGCCCGATGAAACCTTTGTCATGTCGGCAGCCGCGCTGATGCACGAAAACGGCCGATTGGTACAACAGCCAATACAAAAGACTGGTATGTTTGATGAAATCCCGGAGCCAAACAAACCACCAATGTCTGAGGCTGAATCAAAGCTTCCAGTAGCCAATACTGAGGTTGGTATAGCCAAGCCTGATGAAATGCTAGCTGCTCACGGGGCATTTCGTATTCCAGCAAAAGCCTATGGCAAGGATACGTCTGCCGCAGATCATTGGGACGATAAGAAGCTCGAAGAATATGGCGCAACCAAGAAAGTTCTGAAAGACGGTGGCGTGATCCTTTATAGAAAGAATGGGCCTACCTCATGACCCAAGTCCTCACCACCAAAGACTACGCCTACCGCCGATACTGCGAAGGTGGGTTACTGTCGCTTCGGGTGAATCGCTATTCGTGGTGGGTCCACTGGCGCGAACTTGCAGATTACTTCCTGCCTCGCCGATACAAGTGGCTGATCACGCCAAACCAAATGTCCCGAGGTTCGCCGTTGAATCAGAACATCCTCGATTCGACTGGCTGCGTCTACGCGCGTAACCTTGCGTCAGGTCTTGTCTCTGGTAAATCTTCCCCGACGAGCCTTTGGTTTCGCCTGCGGGTTGGCTATTTCGACTCAACCCAGACCTCGCCAGTTTCGCTTTGGCTTGCCGAAGTTGAGCGGATCATGTATCTGATCTTCTCCGAGTCAAACTTCTACAATTCCATTGCCACGTTCTATTACGACCTTGTCGTCTTCGGCACATCTTCGATGCTGATCTACGAAGA